TGCTTTCGAGAATGGGTTCCAGTAAAGCATACTCCAAAAAATTCCAACCCAGAATCCCATGCACAAAGTGCAGTTAACGAGCTTTCCAAGAGGAGGCACGACTGCTGAGACAAGATTTCGAACTGGCTCCATGATCGTGGAGCTAACAATAATTGTTGTCATGCCGTAACATGCCAAGATCCAAACTAAAACACTTACTAAGTAATCCATTATGGTAATCCGTGAGTTTTATCTGTGGGTAACTTTGCATGATGAACAGTTGATGCGTGATACCTCATAAACTTTTCCCTGGCGGCGAACCAACCTTCTCTCATCATACCAGGGGATTCATGCATTGCAATGATAGGCACAACATAGTTAGAAAAACCTTCCAAATGTGCCTTGTACGTTAGATGGATATCGTAGAAGTCCCAACCTGTCTCTAAGTAATCTGGCTTGTCTAAACCAATCTTTTTTAGATTTCCGTAAGTGATTGCTAGTAAGCATCCGTCAAGAACAACTACCTGACCACTATTACCGAAATAGTTAGGCTTCATTGTTTCGGGGTTGTCACCTTGAAAAACAAATCCTCTTGCGTCTCCTGTATTCCTGGCGTTCCACCATCCACCTTCACTAGGAAGGTAGCAGGAGCCAGCGATTCCTACAAAGCCCACATTTGGCTTTCGAGTGACCCTTAAATTCTTAATGAGGGAGTCTCTGCTAGAAATTATCTCTAAGTCATCGTGACATAAAACTATAATATCTCCGTCTTCCATAGGCATTTGCTTGAAGAAATTGATATTCTCTTTATGACCATCATAAATAGATTTAGCATCAAAAGCAACCCTAATCCTTATGGATTCATCACGGTTACAATACTTAACTAGTTTCTCTAGGGACTTTGGTTGTTTATTTTGTCTGCTACAGACAGAAAAGTAAATCATGAATAATAATAGTGAAGATCTTGAAAAAATCGCAGAAGAGTTTAAAAAATGTTCTCGTAGTTGCGAATATTTTACAAATGAATACATTAAGGTTGTCCACCCGATGCGAGGGATGGTTAACTTTAAACTTTACCCCTTCCAGACTCGTATTCTCGATGAGTTCCAAGACTATCGTCTAACAATTCTCCGTAAATTTAGGCAGGCAGGTTGTACCACCTTGATGGCTGCGTATGCCTTGCACTTTTGCATTTTTGGTACAAATAAAAGGGTTGCTATCCTATCAAAGGGAGATGCAGAAGCCAAAGAGGTTATCTCTCGTATAAAGATTATGTATGAGGAATTACCGTTTTGGATGAAGCCTAAGACTACCAGAGATAACGACCACACTCTTTCCTTTGAGAATGGATCATCGATTCAGTCTAAAGCATCAGGAAAGCAGTCTGGACGATCTATCTCAGCGTCACTACTAATTTTAGATGAGGCTGCATTCATCGAGCACATTGATACTATTTGGGCTGCTGTGGGTCCAACTACGTCTACTGGTGGTCGTGTAGTGTGTCTTTCTACGGTCAACGGTATTGGTAACTGGTTCCACAAAATGTATACTCAAGCTATGGAGGGCGACAATGGCTTTCACCCGATTGACATCAAATGGCAGGAGCACCCAGAATATAAACGTCAAAAAGGCTTTGATTGGTTGTACGAGCAAATGGAATCTTGCAACCCTCCGATCAATGTTGATAAGTGGGAGGAGCAAACCAGACGTAAACACAGCTACAAAGAGTGGTTACAAGAGTACGAGGCCAGCTTTTTAGGCACTGGTGAGACTTACATCGAAGGTGAGATCCTACGCAACTTAAAAGAAAACTGTAGTCAGGACTACTGGGTTAAGTACAACAATAGGATGCGTGTCTGGGAGGACCCTCAGCCGAACCATGAATATGTATTAGCAGCCGACCCCTCAATTGGCCGTGAGAGAGATTATTCAGCCTTCCATATTATTGACATCTATAATGGTAAGCAAGTGGCTGAGTTCTACTCAAACAGGACACCTATCAACGAATTTGCCAAGATCATAGCAGATGAGGCTAGGCTTTACAACACTGCGTTTGTGTGTCCTGAAAGAAATGGCATTGGCAATAACTTAATTTACTTCCTCCAACAAGAACTTGAGTATGAGAATCTGGTGATGGACGACAAACGAGAGATCGGAATTATGATTACTCAGAAAAATAAGGAGAATTTATTAGCCGATCTTGAGCACAATATTAGGTCAGGTAAAGTTTTAATTAACTCCGATAGGTTGGTCAATGAGCTTTTAACCTTCATTATTGACTCCGATACTGGTCGAATTAAGCCGGATACTAACTGTCACGACGATTTAATTATGTCGTTTGCTGCTGCAATTAAGATTTTTAATAACTTAAGAGGCAGCGCCTTCATAGAAAAGGCAGAAGACGAGACTTATATCCCTCCAGCCATACGTAACGCCCATACATATAAATTGAAGACATCTACGCAAGGTCTAACAGAAGAGAAACTTGAATGGCTGCTAAGAAATTAAGAGAAGGTGGTGAGGGCTACACGCAATTTGCTAACCCTCAGCAACCCTATAACAAGCCCTACGGTTTAATTGGAAGATTCTTTAAGAAGTTTTTTGCTAGGGAAGTTGAGGATCATCAAGACGATCAATATAAGGATCCGATCACCAATAGATCCATTGACGCTCCTAAGCCACTTCAAGGGGATACCGTTCAATCCAGGGACGTTATTAAAGTCCCCTCCGAGTTTGGTCACAAGAAAAGTTACTATCCGATCCTCCCTCAAATTGAGTTTGACCGAAAGAAGCGATACAAGGAATACGAGGATATGGATGGGTATCCTGAGATATCGTCAGCATTCGACATTTACAGCGACGACTGCACCCAGGAAAACATCGACGGAACCCCTTGGAACATTGTAACCGATGATGAAATGACAAAGCAAGAAGTTGAAACTATGTTTGAGCAGACAAACATGGTTCGATATCTTTGGGACATTTCAAGGAACGTTGTTAAGTATGGAGATATTTTCCTTGAGACTATCGTAGACCTTAACAATATTAAGCGTGGTATTCAAAGAATCAAGATTCTCAACCCTAATTACGTTTTCCGTGTTGAGGATGAGTTTGGGTATTTAAAGCAATTCCTTCAAGAAGTTCCTAAGAAAAATGACTGGACTTCCTATGGCTCTGTTGGTCCTTACCTAGATGATGCTCAGGTAATCAATCTTGACCCTGGTCAGATTGTCCACTTCAGGTTACACACCTCCGACCCAACTCACTATCCCTACGGGAAGTCTGTCGCAGCGGCTGCTAGGGTGACATACAAGAGCCTCAAGATGATGGAGGATGCGATGCTTATCTACCGTCTTGTACGCGCTCCTGAGCGTCGTATCTTCTACATTGATACAGGCTCTCTCCCTGCTTCTAAGGCTGAAATGCACATTAAGAAGCAGATGGATAAGTTTAAGAAGAGAAAGAGCTATAACGCCCAGACTGGTAATATTGAGGAGAACTTCAATGCCCTGGCTGCTGATGAGGATTTCTACATTGCTGTTAACGGTAAGGGAACTGGCACAAAGATTGATACCCTTCCTGGCGCTGAAAATCTTGGTGAAGTTGACGATGTTAAATACTTTAGAGACAAGCTTCTCGCTGCTCTTAAAATTCCTAAAGATTACATTGTTGAGAAAGATCAGTCCCCTGAGCGAAAAGCCAACCTGTCGCAGCTTGATGTCAAGTTTGCCAGAGTCATCACCAGAATCCAAAAGTCGATTGAGCTTGGCTTAGAGACTTTAGCAAAAAGACACCTGATGCTCAAGGGCTTTCCAACCACTCTGATAAGCAAGCTTAAAATTAAACTGCCCGCTCCTTCAGACATGGCTCTCAAGAGGATGCTTGATACGGACGAGCAGAAGGCCAGAGTTGTTCAAGCTGTCAAAGGTCTCGGTATTTTCCCGATAGAGAAAATCTATAAGGACTACTATCAAATGTCCGATAACGAAATTGAAGAAGCTAAGGCAGGCCTTGAGCAAGATCAAAAAGACCCAGTATTTGGGGCTATGATGGGCGGTATGCCACCTCCCCCAGGAGGTGCCCCGTTAGGAGATCCTGGAGCAGCACCTCCTGGACCTCCAATGGAGTCCGCTGAGAATATTCCTCCGACAGCAGCAGAATCTCTTGATTACAACTCCATGAAGTCTCTAGCGATAGAGTCGGGTTGTGATGACGAGTTGGTTAAGCTTCTTGAGGACATGTGCGAGAAAGAGCATTTTAATAAACTAACGCCTAAAGACGGCTCTAAATAATTTTGTAACAAGTGTATTTAATATGTTAACGAATCTGATTGAAAATCGTGGAAAAGAGTTCAGTAACCTCCTCAAGATCGGTGATTACTTGGCTCGTACTCTGAGAGAGAATGTTGAACTGTTCTCTGTTGAGGATGGTCTTGCTACTTACTTAACCGAGAATGGATCAGTAATTAGCGGTAAATATGCTTTTAAGCCAACTTTAAAGCTTTCCAAGATTGTTGTGGAGGATGCGGAAGTACTTCAAAATCAAAAAGCCTTTGAGGAAGCTACCGATCGAAAGGTTATGAACGTTCTTTCGAATCTCATTGAGGACGATTACCAATCTGCTGAAAACTCGTTTGATAAGATTCTTTCAATGTATGAGACGAAGCTTACTTACGAAAGAATTAAGGGCAGACTTCAAGAAAAGACGCAAAGATTTGGAGAATCCACTAAAGTGGTATCCTCGGAAGAGTTTCAACGTGTTAATGAAATCAGAGATCAATTAGTGCAATTCCTTAAGGAAAATGAGGAACTCTTGCAATCGACGGGAATGAAGACAGGCATGAAGCTTGTTAACCTCGTTTCCACTAGCTTTGACCTCCCTAAAAAGACTGCCTCTCAGCTTGAGGAGTCTAAGGAAATTGAGGTTAGTTTCGTCGGCAAGACCAACCTCTACGAGCACCTTTGCAGGAAGGAGTTAATCCAGAAAGAACTCCTGGAGGCCAAGCAAAACTTTGATAGTATTTGGGTTAACAGTAACAGCGTTCAAGACCTTGCGTCTATGATTTTTGAGAGTGACAACGATTCGGTTAGACATCAAGTTGCTCAGACTATCTCGGATGCTCCTTATCTCGCGTTGGCTACTAAAAAGCAAATCACAAACCTCCTTCAAAATTGTCTTTCGATGAATGAAGTTAAGGTTACTCAGAAAGATTTGGGAAGATTTGCTGGCAAGATTCATGAGATGAAGAAGCCTATTAAGCAATATGTTCTTGATGTTTTAAATGAGAAGTATGGCATAGATGTTCGCAAGCTTGACGAGGTTCCAACATTTAGAACTCTTATGGTAACTGAAGGCGAGATTCTGTCTCAAATTGCTAAACACGCTCCTACAGGCTCAATCATAGAAAAAACTCTTTCGGAGTTTGTAACCTCCTTAAACACAAAGAATGGTGCTGAGTCTATTGATCTCGCAGTGTTCCTTGAAGAACTTTTCCAGGATGCGGGTCATGGCGAAACTTTAAA